CATTTCAATAGATTGGTAAGGTAATGTCCGCAAGAGAAAACATCGCAAAGAATTTAATAGAACAATTGACCAATATGACTGATCCTGCTCCGGGGTTGGTGAGCAGAAAATATTTTGATGTGACCAAGTTAGCGATCACACAATTCCCAGCCATATTGATGAACAGCACCAGTGAGACCAGAGAAGACGTTTCTATGGATCTCCGACAGGGTGTGATCGAATATCAATTGAGATGCTATCTCAGAGGCACGGAACTGGACACCTTACGCAATGAATTGATCGAGAGGGTGGAGGAAACAGTTGAGACCCAAAGAGGCAGGAACATAACTTTAAACAAAACCAACATACACAACGTGACCACTCGGGTGAGCAACATTGAAGTGATACAGAGAGAATTACCTCTGGCGGAAGTGGTGGTAACAGTGGAAGTGACATACACATATAAAAAAGGAAATTTATAATGAATTCTGTGGAGAAGAATAATGATGGGCACACATCATTGAAACCAAGGCAAGAGCGTGACTATGGTATCACTTTATTGAGATATCAATTGTCTGCTGATGCTGAGGTAATAAAAAAAATGCATCAATCGGTGCCGGTTGATATCAACAAGGAGGCCAAATAAATGGCAGCAAACACAACAACATACACAGGCGAAAACGGTGTCGTTAAATTCGTTGGGGGTGACTCAACAGTTGCGACAGTGGCCAGTGTAAGAACTTTTAACATAGATCAAGAAGTGCAAACAATTGAATCTACTGTTATGGGATCAGGTGCAAGATCATACATTCCAGGATTAAGACAATTTTCTGGATCTATGGATCTTTATTTCAGAGATGATGACGCAGGACAAAGAAACCTTTTAAGTTTTGCAAACGGTGGTGGATCAGAAGGGGTGGCGAAAATTGAGCTGTATCCATCTGGAGAAACTATTGGACAAAAACTTTCAGGCAACGTGATCATTACCAACTTTTCTATCACAAGTAATTTTGATGGAATGGTAGAAGCAACAGCAGATTTCCAGGGTTCTGGAAGTTTAACTGTGGTGAACATATAATATGGTTGAGGTGGTTGTAAAGTTTAACTCTAAGAAAATGGTCAATGATATAAAAGGATCTGTCGATAACGAAAGAATCGAATTGGTCGCAGATTTATACAATACCATTTTGAGAAGAAGTCCAGTTAGAAGCGGCAAGTTTAAAAAATCTTGGCGTAAGATTGAGACCAAAACTAGAGCAAACATCAGCAACCCACAACCGTATTCAGTATCATTGGAACAAGGACACAGCCCCCAAGCACCGCTTGGTGTTGTGGCACCCGCAATCAATGAGGTAATAAAACGCAGACAAACAACTAGGAGAAAATAAAAAATGACAATACAAGACAAAATAAGCCAACACTATCAAAAGAGCATCTCTGGTGAATTGAAAAAATATCACTGTGAAGAATGGGGCACTGACATCTATTTCAGAACCACCCACTCTTTCAAAGATGAAGCAAAGATTGTGGAGTTGGCATCTAAGGGATTGGTTGTTGAGGCATTGGTAGAAACTGTTTTGGTAAAAAGCAGAGATGCCAATGATAAAAAGCTGTTCACAGAAGCGGATAGATTTAAGTTAATGAATGAAGCAGATCCAGCAGTTATCATCAAGATATCTACTGCAATCAACGAAGCTAAAATTCAATTATCGACTGATCAAATCGCAAAGGAATAGCTGCCGACGTCGAACTAAGATTCGTCATAATGCTGGCCGATAGATTGAAAAAATCTATCAGTGAAGTTATGGAGATGACGACGTTGGAAATACAGATGTGGGCCGGATACATCTTAAATGAAAATCAGGAGCAGAGAAAGACTATGGGTGCTCAAAAAAACAAGTCCAATCAACCGAGGACTAGATAGTGGCTGGCTATAATTTCGATCTAAATGTCCTTGTCAAGGGATTGGGTGGGGTCAATCAGTTAAGCAATTCCATCAATCGTTTAGACAAACAAGGAGCCAGCCTAGGCAATACTTTTAGGTTCGTGCGAGCGGCCTTGGTTGCTTTTGGGGGAACACAAATTATAGGACGTGCTCTTGAATTAGAAAAAACCGTAGAGAAGACCAGACTATCATTAAATGCACTCACAGGTTCACTTGCTTTAGGTAATCAAGCCTATCAAGAAGCGGCCAAATTTTCAGCACAGTATGGTTTTGAATTAGACAAAACATTAAAAGCCACACAGGGTTTATTGCTGGCTGGCATCAATCTAAATCAAATTCCAAGTATCATGCAGATGTTGGGTGGAGCGGCTCGTGCTTCAGGTGCGGATGTGGATAATCTTGCAGAAGAATTTATAAAATTAAAAACCACAGGAGCGGCCAGTGCCAAAACATTGGGACCAATACTGGAACAATATCTTGGCAAGGTGGTTTATGATACCATTAAAGAAAATGGTGATTTATCCCTAGCATTTTTTCAAAAATTAGGACCTCAATTGGGGGATGCTCTACTCAGTGGCACTGGTGGATTAAATCAAGCACTGAACACTCTATCACAAAATTTTGACAAATTTATTTCATCATTATTAGGAACAGACAACGCAGAAAAAATAAATCACTTGAACAAGGCGTTGGAAAGGCTTACAGAGCAGTTGCCAGCATTGCAGATAGGTTTAGGTGCACTTCTTTCACTAACCGGTAAAGGAGCATTTGTTGGTGTTCCGTTGATGGCCAAGGGATTCTACGATCTCTATATGCAATCAAAAGATGCGGGACTAGGAGTCAAATCACTTAAAGAACAATTAGACGAGTCTAAAAAAAGTGTGACTGAATTAAATGGTGGAGTATCACCTTTAATTTTATCAATGGAACAATTTAATTCCAAATTTTTACAAGCACCAATAGCAATATCAGCAACCACAGCTGAAATAATCAAAATGTCTAGTTCAACCAAAGCTATGAATGATCAGATGTTGGCTATGAAAATTTCTATTGGCACCACACTAGATGAAATAAACAAACAGTTCAGCACCATGAACATCCTAACAGATGTGTTAAAATCAGGATTTAATAATATCAGCAGTGCTGCCACAGAAGCCTTTGTAGGTATAATAAAAGGCACCATGAGTGCTCGAGATGCAGGTAGAATGTTGGCTGATGCCATTGTGACAGAATTAATCACTGCTTTTGTAAAATTATTCATTGTGGGACCAATTATGGCCTACATAGCAGATCAGTTGGGAATGATTATAAAAACTGATGAAGACACAGCAAGAGCAGTGGAAAGAACTAACAGGGCATTACAAAAACAAATTGGTTTGAGATTGCTTTTAATGGCATTGGGATTTGCGAAGGGGGGACCAGTGCAAGAGGGTGGACAACCTGCACAGGCAAGGGCCACAGGAGGAACTACCTCTGGCAATATGCCTTATTTGGTGGGAGAGCGAGGTCCGGAATTGTTTATGCCAAATAGTAATGGCAACATAATTCCAAACGATAAATTAAATATGGGTGGGGGTGGCAGTGATTATAGTGGTTCATCCAGTATGGGATCAGCCAACATAACATTTAATATCAACACATTGGATGCTCGTGGAGTGGATCAATTGTTGACACAAAGACAGGATTTAATTGTGGGAATGATTAATAGAGCATTGAGAGAACGTGGCAAAAGGAGTTTGGTATAATGGTAAGTTTTGCTAGAATTGGCAATTGTCTTTTTAGGCCGATCACAGTGGTGACCAATACGGCTACCAGCAAATTATCTACCAGTGATGCCACAAGAGAGATTACTCCCAAGGTAGCGTCAATGGATTTTGTCAGCAATAACGACACAAGGATCACCACATCTACCAGTGGTCGGACACAAAGGATCAAAGTTGCCGCACAGTATTGGAGTTTCAAATTCCAATGTCCTGCAATGGAAGACGATGATTTTTTTAATCTTTTTCAACTTTTAGTTCAACAGGATGGACAGGTAAATCCTTTTGTGATTATTCCTCCTGTGCCTTATAGAGGCACTGCCGCAGGCACAGTCACCGTCAGTGATGATTATGCCGCAGGTGTGACCACTTGTAGAAGCACCGGAGGCTCGGGCACCCTCAAGAAAGGTGACCTAATTAAATTTTCTAATCACGACAAAGTTTATATGCTGACTGTGGATGTCAATCTCAATCAAACAGATTCTACTGAGGATGTGATAAGTTTTTATCCAAACTTGGTCACTCCCTTGACCAACACCACAACGATTACCTATAACAACGTGCCTTTCGTGGTTTATCTTGATGGTGAAAAAACAAGTTATTCTACAAATATTGACGGCACATATAGATGTCAATTTGGTTGTAATGAGGAAATCTAATGTCAAGAAACATTGGAGAGACGCTACAAACCAAGTTAGAGGGCAGGACATTATTCATTGCTGATCTTCTTGAACTGCATCTTGCCACTCCAATATATTTTGCAACCACAAATATCAGTTTAAATTATGACAGCGGCACTGCTCCCACAGCAGGCACCAACAGCTATCTTGCTCAAGGACAATTTTTATCCTATGGACAAGTGGTGGAGAGTTCGGATCTGAGAGTGGGAACAATTGAATTAAATTTCACAGCAGTAGACACCACTATGGTGGCCGTGGTTCTTAACAATGATTACATTGACAAGAGAGTGGTGATATATCGTGCAATTTTAAATAGTGATTATAGTTTTACCAGCAATGATGTGTTCATGATATTTGATGGATTCATCACCGGTTATGCCATTTCAGAAGAAGAGCAGACAGCTTCATTGGTATTGACCTGTTCCAGCCAGTTCGCGGACTTTGAGAGGACTGGTGGGAGAAGAAGCAATCCAGCGTCACAAAATCTTTATTTTCCCAATGATCGTGGAATGGATTTCTCTCCGCAGATTGTCAAGGACATCAAGTGGGGTAGATCTTAATGTTGATTTATAAAAAAATACTAAAAGAAGATATGGCACGATTTTTAGAGTTGGCCAACAAGATGATCTATGAACGAGGATTGAATGAAACTGATTTTGACAGGACAATGTTTAATTTCAACATCAAGAATTGGTTAGTGGATCCATCTATTCTGTGTTTTGGCAGCTGGCTGGGAGAAACATTGATAGGCTTTTCTCTATTGCTGATTGATCATCCTTTGCACAATAAAAACAAAAGAATGAATTTGGAATTGTTGTATGTATTGCCTGAACACAGGACAATGGAATATTATAAAGAATTGGTGGGGTTTGTCTATAGCAAATCCAAAGAATTAAAGATAGATATATTGAGAACACCAATCACAAATTTTACATTGGATCAAAATGAAATGAGTATGATGATGATGCGAGTGGGCTTTAAAGTGGCTGATACCATCTATGATCTGGAGATCAGCTAATGGGATGGCTTAAGAAAATTTTTAAACCAATTGTGAATGTTTTCAAGGCCGCTATCAACCTTGTGACTGGATTGATATCCGGTGTGGTCAGTGCGTTCACTGGAAACTTTGGTGTTAATTTTGACAGCCCTGACTATGCCAGCAGTTCTGCTGAAAGCATACAAGGAGTATTGGTCAATAAAGATTCTGCTATCGCAGACATACCTGTGGTGTATGGCACCAGACCAGTGGGTGGCATAAGAGTATTTGTGGCCACTTCTACAACCAGCAATGAATATCTCTATGTGGCCTATGTTTTAAGCGAGGGACAGGTGAATGGATATACCAAATTGGTTGTGGATGACAACACCGTGACCATAGGAGATTATTCGCACGGAGTGAGATCATTTGCCACATCGGGCAATTACGGACAAGAATCAAGATTGGAAGTGCAATTTTTTGATGGCAGAGATGATCAGATCTCTTCTACTCTGTTGCAAGAAGCACCGGGTTGGACCACAGATCACAAATTAAGCGGCCTGGCCTACATAGCTTGTAAGTTCCGTTGGAAGAAGATAGATCCTGCTTCTGCATCGGCCAACACAGATGCCATCAACAATCCTTATGGTGGTGGTGTGCCCAGAGTGGTTGTGCAATTGGAAGGTAAAAAAATATTTGACGTTAAGACTGTGGGTGCCACACATACCACTGCCTATGCATC